TGTACATATTGGAGGCGTTGCCGATACCCCTCGTGGTTGTGGCATGTCTCTGACTAAACCTGAGCGAGAACCTCCACACGAATAAGAACAGAATTTGTGAAAACAAAACTCGATGTCAGTATGCGTAGATGAAGATCCGCGTACTACAGGGGACCACGCAGCGCGGCGTGGAGCATCCCTTAAAGCGACGATTGGCACAACGGCGAAAAGTGCTTCATATGGGGAACGTGACGTTCCGAAGGTAGTTGGTGGATTGACAATCCCACTTTCTGCTAGACCATATGAATGGATAGATAGACAATGTAAAAAATTAATTCGTCTACGATTCCATACCATCCATGATGGGCTCATGATGATTGTCAGGAGTGTACTGCGTGCTGTCACCGCGTTTTATTGCGGGCGAGAAAAATTTAAAAAATTCTCAGCGGACGAGCGCAGTCGTGAGTTATACCGGATCGCAAGAAGTCTAGTCCAGTTCTACAGTGTCATAATGACTCTCCAGAACGACGAAAACCTCGAGCAAACATGCGTAAAATATTATTTCGATAACATGTTACATCTGGCAATGAAAAACTCAGAAGCACCACCTAAGAAGCCTGATGGCTACCTACCTTTGTTTGGTGGGTGGTTAAAGACCTTCTTTTTAAGAGTAATAGCAAGAGCAAAGAAACGAAGATGTGACTCCAGTCTTCGATGCTGTTACTCCCTCCAAAAAGGACTAAAACAAAGCTGGCCTGCCCTGTCGACAAAGAGATTGATCGATGGGACCTTAGAGCAGGCGGCACTGGTTCAAGAACCCTTGGGTATTCTAGACCGGAAACTAGAGCAAACAATAATAAATACTGCTACTGAAGTTTTCGGCAATAAGAAAACCATGGGAACCAAACTGATGCCAAGTGTGGCGGGGAGTACACAAGCCAACCGTGAAAAACACGGGGCGCTGTCTCTTTTCCCTCCACTAGCTATACCCTGTAAGTATAAGGAACACGACAACATGGCGTTCGCTAACTTACCTTCTGTCACTACAGACAGGGAAAATAAGTTCCAGGCCCAACTAGACAAGCTAGAGGCGGAACCGTCCTTATTTAAGCTGAATAATAAATTTCACATTTGGAGGCAAAATACTTTCGAAAAAGCAGTTAGCTCCGCTCTCAAGGACTACCACACTGAATATTCTTTTGTGGATAAATCTGGGGAAGAGCACAGGGTTAGCGAGGCGTGTAAGATCAAGGGAGTCATGCTCCAAGAACCCTCAAAACTTAGAGGGATCTCCGTTGGAAACGGCTATCTCTACACTGCCCTGCAACCATTACAAGGACAACTGCTGTCGGCTTGGAAACGATGTCGATATAGTACAATGGAAAATTCTGACCTGACCGAGATGGTGCAGGCCCTCCATACAGGAGCTGAAAAGCTGGTATGGTATTCCGTTGACTATAAAAACGCTACAAACCTAATGCGTCGTGCTGCAACACATGCGGCTCTTCGTGGGGTGGAAGAACATCAACTCTACGCTCTCGCTCTGGCATCTTTCGATGCTGGTGAGATGGAGTTTGAGGTAAAGGTTAATGGCAAAGTGCTGTTAGAGAAATTCTCAGTACTAGCAACTGGCGCCCAATTAATGGGACACGTGCTCTCCTTTCCTCTTCTATGTGCAATCAATCTAGCAGTCTATCGCCTGGCTCTCGACCTCTATTTGAGTGAAGAAGGCCTTACGGTAGTGCAACGACGATTCAGGCACAAGATGGTTAACTTCCTGTGGCATAGGGTCTTGATTAACGGGGACGATATGCTCTTTAAGGGCCCGCCGGACTTCCTTCCGTATTTGAGGACTGCAATAGCGACCTCAGGTTTGAAGTTTAGTGTGGGAAAGAACTACTGTTCCCCAGACATAGGCATGATAAATTCTCAACTTTACGTAGCGAAAGGACCAATAGTTCGACGCTTGGGTTATCTGAACCAGAATCTGGTCAGCCCAGCAGCAGAACCAAAGGCACTACCAACTGAAATCACGGCAGACATGAACATTATGTTTAAGTTTTGTCCTGAGTCTCGGTTTCACCTGGGTCGCGCTATGAGAAAATTTGAGTTTCACTGGAGGGGAAGGCAAGCCTTTACCCCGAACTGGTTCCTACCGGTTCATTTAGGTGGTTATGGTCTAGACATTGAATATGCTAACGACTCATTCCGGATCACGCGATCGCAAGCCAGTGTGGCTGCGGACTTCGTGATGAATGAGAAGCGTCAGTTATTTAGACGTCTTGGACTAACCGCCCATAATTCCATGATGAAAGCCCCTCCAAACTTGACCTCGGATTCAACTGTCGTGAAGTCACTACCCAGTGACTCACTTTTACCAGCTGGGGTTGAAGACACAAATCGCGTATGCGAAATATATGCTGCCAATGAGATACGCGGAGATACCTCTGTGGAAGATTGGCAACAGCGATATTTTGCTGCATTACAGTGTTCAATGGGATGCCTCAGGAAAGTGGATTGTGAACCAGAAATGGATTACAAGAAAACTTACTATAAACATCACCGAATGAAAACTAGTGGCTTTATTAGGCATTGGAACAAGGTTGTTCCTGTCTATGGTGCCCTACCACCGTGTCCTTCACTCCAAGATCTTAGACTCACCGAAGATGCTTCTGTGCACCTGGCTATACTCCGTGAGGAGTTGGTTAGGCGTCCGGTTGAGCCGGTTGTGGGTTAGATCCCAATAGTCCGAAACGACTATAAACTACGGGGTTCACCACCTTAATTTGCCCAAAGCTGTTCTCTCTCGTTATGAAAATGTGAGAGGTAAAACTTTCAGCGCTAACCAAAATGCCAAGAGACTGCACGGCGCAGGCCCCGGTGAGTTGTTTGTGTCCTTACAGACGATTTGCCCCATAGGGGTGGTGGTGGATGAACAGTCCCTCGTACAGAGGTACCCCGTGACAGTACACGAATCAAACTAAGCAATTTCTAACAAGGATGTTAGTAAATCGACAAAGAATCTCTCCAGCGTTGCAAGGACAGCTTATGCGGTTCGCAGCGCGGATGGGTGTGCAATATGGAAAATCCACGGTCCAGAGCCTGTACAATATGTACCAGAACTCAGGAGGATCGAAGAAGAAGAAACCACAAATTCAACGGCTGAAAGCAGCCAAGGTTTCTAAACCCTCCTTCCAAGGAGGTATTCCTGTTGCCTACTCATCCCGACAAAACGCACGGATGGGACAGGGGAAACAACATGTTGTTGCCGCCTCGGAGCTGTTGGCCTCGGTCAATGGATCTGTGGACTTCGCATCGACTAAGTTCCCTCTCAACCCCGGGTTGGCGTCTGTCTTTCCGCGGCTCTCGAAAGAGGCTGCCGTCTGGCAACATTACCGGTTCAAGAAACTCTCGTTCCGGTACGTCACTCGGTCCAGTACCAACACCGCTGGATCCGTCATCCTATCTCCGTCATACAATCCTGCCGAAATAGCACCCAGTAACGAAACTGAGGCATCGAACACCGCACAGGCGGTCGAGGATGTCACCTGGTCCAAAGAGATCACATGCCGGTTAAAACCTGGCTCCATGTATCCTCTAGGTCCCAAGAAACAGGTCCGCTATTTCAATATCCCAGGAGACTTAAATGTCTATGATGTCGGAAACTTATATGTATGTACCAAAGGTCAAATTGACGCGTCTGAGATAGGCAAGTTGTGGGTTGACTATGAGGTTGAATTTTATATTCCCCAATCGACTCCCATTACTCCTTATCCACGCGATATGACAATAGTCACCATGGCGCCATCTGATATTAAAACAACAGATGGCGTTTTGGAGGTTGTGTGGACCGCACCTAACGCTGCCAGCAACCCCTTGGATATATCCCTTGACTCAAAGAGTACGAAGGTGATTCTTCCTCGGGGTGCCTACAGTATTGGCACTACCACTTTTATCTCCACGACGACGGCATCAGCGAAACTGAATGTAGACCACATCCTCAACGGAGTGACCATCAACTCGTATTACGCTGTATCAGTACCAACCAACCGCACGGAGCACTATTCTCTTAGAGTTATAGTTGCAACCGAGCCGGCCGAGTTGGAGATCCTGATTGCCGCGATTTCCGGTGATTTTACAGGTGTAAAGATTACCCTGAACATACTTAATATATAAGTTAATAATTTCATATGAAAATTATAATGCAAAGCGGCCGAAATGAAAATGTGGCCGCTCGACGAAATTTCCCAAATCTTGCAAAGCGATCGGAATGAAAATATGATCGCTCAACGAAATTTCAGTAAAAATCATGAGTACTTTTACGCCCAATGGTTGTTGACCAATTGGGGTGAAGACTTTGCTTATTAAACATGGGAGTAGATAGGAGCTGATGGCTCATGCGCGTCATTGCAGAACTAATGTTCCACCTTAAACGGGGCATTACCTCGCTCTAAATATCAGACTAATAGTACTATCTCCTTCCTCTGGCTGCGTTCAACGGGACAGGTTCACCTCGTGATGGATCCCCTGGATCGGACTGATGAATGGCTGGCACACCCTAGGGCAGACCAGTTCACTTTTCGATACCGCAGTTTTATAAGCATCGTCGACACTCTTCGATTGAAGGTGCCAACGCCACTTGGATAGTGGGCCGCCGGGGGTGCGGTCTTCTATTGAATAAACTGGTGCTAATAGTTTATTCACACATTACATATGCCCATGCCTATCAACATCTTCGCG